ATCAACAAGGCCTTGGGGCACATAGGCCACATCGTCAAAGTCTTCGAAGGTCTCTGCCCCTTTGGCTTTAACCTCTTCGATGCGCTTTGCCGTGGTTTCTTGCGCCTTCTTGGCGTCAATCTCCTGCTTGTGTTTCTGTGCGCCCTCTTGGAGTGTCTGAAAGCGGCGCTGAAACTGGCTGTCCATCCATGCGTCAAGGTTCTTTTGGTATTCGGCGGGATCGTCGAAATCGTACTTGTCGGGCATGGTAGACGGTGCTTGAACGGGCTGCGGTTCCGGTTGGCGCTGCTGCTGCATAAACTCCATCAACTGGCGATTGTGCTCTTCCAGTTTTTGGGCGTAGGCTTCAGCCGCCTTGCGTTGCGCGGTCAGTTCACTAAAGCGTTTCTGCAAGCCCTTCTTGGGCTTGTCCTCGGCTGCTTCGTCACCGGATTCTTCCTCAGCGTCTTCGGGCGTTTCCTCTGGCTGAGTTTCAGGGGATGCCTCTACGGTTTCCTCGGTGGTCGCTTCCGAGGGTGTTACGACCTCTTCCGGCTCGATTGCCGGGGTGTGTACGACGTCCATGCTGATCTCCTTTTAGGGATATGCGCGGTGTTTGGCCCCGCCGCTAGGGTGTGTGCTTAGAACCGGCGATGATAAACGTACAGCGTGCCGCCTGCGCTGTCCTGAATGGCCGCAATCTTGACCAGTTCGGCATCGGTGGACATGGGTACAGGCACGTCAATCTCGCTGTCTGCGCCGAGATAGAAGGTTCGTGCGACGACCGTTTTTTCTGCGCCGGGCGCTGCTGCGGTTGGATCTTCTCCGGGTTGGCCGATGGTGACCCACATGGCTGCGGTGGCTTTGAGCGTCACCGCTTGCGTGCCGACTGGCAAAGTAATGGTATCGCTGCTGCCGTCAACGCTTAAGTATTGCGAAGACACGACCCGTGCAAGGTTGTCATTTCCGTAGGTTCCTGGCATCTTCATAATCTCCTGAGCGTGTTGTTGATGACGTATTGCGCGATCTGCATCGCCTGCTCGACCTGCGCCTCTTCCATCCCTGAGAGTTCCAGTTGCTTTTTCACGTTCTCAAGTTGCAGGCCAATGTTTTTCAACTGCTGGCTTTGCATGTCAAGCTGCTGAGATTCGCTGTCCTGCTGCACCTTCATGCCCGACATTTGCATGTCTTGCTGGATTTTTTGGATTTCGAGCTGCATCTTTTGCAGTGCGCCCTGCTCTTTCGCCATGGCCAGTTGTTGCGCCATCTGCATGGCCTGCATCTGCTCGGGGGACTGCTCTTGCTGAGGCTGGAAGAGGGCTTGGAGTTCGGCCCCAATCTCTTCGGCTTCCGGCCAGTCGAGGTTCTTTGCCAGACGTGGCAGCAGCACTTGCGCGGTATTCGGTGCGGCACTTAAGAATTGCATCATGCCTTCTGCGGATTCGATACGCTTGGTCATGTAGCCAGGGCCTACGTCACATGTCACGTCATAGCGGCCAACCGAGAGGTCATTGATCACCCGATAACCAGACGGAGACGACGGATCCATGACGCGCTTGTTGATCTGCCCCCAGGCAGCAGAGCCGTCTTCGTTCAACAGCCTGACAACCCGCTCGGTATCGTAAATACGCGGGATCATGTCCAGCAGGATACGCCCGGTAAACTTGATCGCTCTGGCCTGGTTGTCCTGGAAATGAAAGGTTGACGTATCCGATTCGCGCTGACGGGCAACAATGGCCCGGCCTGAGGTTTCGTTGCCTTGTGCGCCAAGGGATGCGTCATATAGTCCCGTCGTTGACTTGATATCGTCTGCGGCCTGCATGGCCTCTTGCAGTGAGCCGCTATCACCAATAGAAAGCGCTTGGCGTTGCGGCATCCCGCCGTTGTGCATATTGGCGGTCAGGCGCATTTTCGGCGTGCGGGCGGCGTTGTCCCATTCGTCTTCATGACCCTCAAACATCTCCGGCGTGCCGATAAACGGTTGCTTGGGAGACAGGGCTAAGGTTTCGACTGCGTTGGAGCGTGCCCAGTTGTACAGCCGTTGCGCGTCTTTGGCGTGATAAAAGGCCGACTTGTAAATTGGTTCGCCTTCAATCCACGCTTCATCACCAACGCAAGTGACGATTGGAATGTAACGGGTTGGCTGCTCGGTCGGACCTTCGATGATCTCGCCACCGGCCAGCTTGCACCACATAACCTTATCGGTCATGACTTCGCGCTCTTTGACCACTTGTGCCGCGCCGTTCTCGGTCAGAATGAACTGGTTGCCGTCCTGCTCGATGATCTCGTGGCCATCGCCGTCAATCACGTCGTAGTCTTCGCCTTGCTCACTGACGGTGAGGATTTGCAGCAGGGTCTTTTTGACTTTTTCCTTGTAGTAGTATTCCGCGATGCGCACGCCGTCAGGTGTGAACCATTCCGCATTGCCCTCGCCTGCGCCTTGATCGGACCAACCTGTTATTGGTGTGTCGGGGTAATCGGCCTCGAATTCTGTCTCCGTCAGGACTTCGGTGACAAAGCCCCATCCGGCATCGGACTTATCGGCCAGCTTTGCCGACGGGTCGAGATAGACCGAGAATTGATTGGTAATACGGCGGATAAAGATGTCCTGCTCAAACATATCATCGTTGACGTATTCTGTCACAATACGCCAGTAACCCCAACCGCCCTTAGCGGCCTGGTCGATACCAAGGTCATAGGCTGAGTCGGCGTCTGACTGGTTCTGAATGTTGCGGATCAAGCCGTTTAGCATCTCAGCGACTTGCGGGTCGGCTTTGTCGTCTACCGGCCTGACTTTAATGCGTGGCTTGTTCTGGCGGGCGTCGTTGACAATCTGGCGAATCGTGCCCTGACATTTGTTGATGACCATGCAGGGGCGTTGATTGGCTTCGCGGTCGGCCTTGGTCGCGGCATCCCATTGCTCGTCAAGATCCACAAAGCGGATATCGGTAATGGCGCGGAGTCGGTTGTCTGACTCGGCATCCGATGCAACCTTGAAACGCGCCTTGGCGTCCTCGATTATCTTTTCGTTTCGTTTTACCATATATGGAGACAAACCCCGATTTTTCTAGCACTTGGTTTCGTGCCACGTTGGTAAGTTGCTGGAATTACATAAGCGCCTATACCATATCTTGTGTGTAATAGTATGGGTTACAAGCCCATCCAGCCGCCTGATTGCCTTGAACCTGTCGGGACCTTCTTAACGGGTGGCCGATATGCAACCGCGAAATAACGCCAGGCGTCTGCCGCATGGCTGTTTTCGTCATGCAATGGCGTCTTGGAGAACTTGTGCGTGTCCGGGTCCACCTCATAGCGGTATTTGCGCAAAGCCGACAAGCCATCAGCGCAGCGGCTTGCATCGAACCAGCAGGATGAGAAGACCGTCCGGGCACACTGAATGCCCTGTTGCACATCAAGCTTGGCAACGCGCTCTGTTTTAAAACCTAAGTCCCGTAGCGACTTATCAACGTTCTTGCCGCTTAATTGCCCGTTGTAGGCGTCATGCGGCAAATACTGCTTGTTGTAGCAATAGCCTTTGTTTTGCAAAAGACCGACGTAATGTTGCAGCTTTTTGAGCTGGTTCTGATAAAAGTTAATAACCCGGATCTCTTTGCCGACCGTCTGCACAAACCACATTGACGTACAATCTGCCCAGCCAAGATCCCAGAACACGTCAACCGGCTTTGACTGATCGACAGGAACCGAGGTGATGCGCTCTTCGACTTTCGCCATCCTCAATTCGTCAGCGTAGATAGAGCCTTCGAGGACTTCGCGACAGTGGCCTTCCCAGACGTGCAAGTATTCGTCATAGTTGCGCTCTTTAAGTTCTTCCATCTCCATTTTCAGGACAGACGGAAACCAGGGGTTGTCCGACCAGTTCACCTTTGTGACAACCGACTCTTTCGGCGGGTTGATGACAAACCGCTGATGGGTCTCGTCGTCTTCAAGGTCCGGGTTGTAGCTGATCCAGATTTCAGAGTTTTCTTTCCGGATCGTCGGTGTCAGGATTTTCCACGACGACGGAGAACATTTATCAGCTTCTTCCACCCAGCAAACATCGGCTCCTTCGTGTGACTTGATCTCCTTGGTGTTGTGCCGCAAGCCTGTAAAGGCTATCTGCGTGCCGTTGGCCCCGCGTATCTCAGTTGCCAGCACGTCGTAGAAGCCGCCCAGGCCAAGTTCTTCGATCTGGTCGCTTAACAGCTGGTGAACTGAATCCTTAATACTCTTCTGTATTTCGCGGGCGCAGAGAATGCGCAGTTTCTTTTGATATCCCATCACCAGAAGAACGCGGGCGATTGACCACGACTTAGCGCCGCCTCTGCCGCCATACAGCACTTTGTAACGCTTTGGCTGAAAGAGGGCGTCGCCTATCTTCTCCGGTATCTCAAGTGTCAGCTTTGACATGCTTGATGACTATTTCGCTAAACAGCGGTGTTCCATCCTTGCCGGTGATTTCGTTTTCTGTCTTGTCTTTCCATCCGAAGTTTTTAAGCGCAAAGATAGCGCCAGTGCATGATTGCTCGAACAGACGCTTCTCAAAAGCATTCTCTACCCTCATTCTTGCCTTCTTTATGGTGTGAGAGTGTTCGCCTGATTCTTCGTAGTCGTATATACTGCGTCGATCAACGAAACCGAGGTGCAGCGCAAGCCCTGTAATGGTTGGTTTCTCTGGGTCAAGCGCAAAGTAAGTGTCTATCGCCTCTTGAAGTTCTGTATCAGTTTTGTATTTTTTTTCCGTCATAACTTCTCTTTATCGCAAATTGACTTGAGCCGCCTGATCGCCTTGCCGCACTCCACCCGAGGATTATCAGCGCCGTGAAAACAGGCGGCAGCGTTGGTGCCGGTGCAGTCGCATTTGATTTTGTCTTTGCTCATATCGTTGGCCATTCGCTCATCAGTCAAAGTCTCCATCAATCCGCCTTTGGATAATGTGCATCATGCGGGACAGGTGGCTCAGTTGCTTCAAGAGGTCGTCTGTAGCGCTCGTGGTGATTTGCAACTCTGTGACGTACTCGGCCATAATCGTTATTGCGATAGTCTCGCCACTCTCGGCAAGTTCTAACGCGTCCTTAAGTAGGCCGATGACCTGCTGGCTCGGTTGGCGCTTAATGGATCTCACGTTGTCTCGGGATCTATCGGGCTGTTGAGTCTCCATTGTCTTGCGCTCCGGCATTCGTTAGCGTTGTCGATCAGATGCAGGCAGAGGAAGCGACACAATGCCTTGCCCTTGTCTTGGCAATAGCGGCAGCACTTGGACATGCCGTAGTTGTCGCAATAACATCTCGCCTCATCCATTACGTTCCTAAAAAATGCCCCATGCCAGGAGGGGACATGGGGCCAGGGAGCCTGCCGGGAGAGCAGGGGGTGAGAACGCGAAAAGGCCAGCCAAGCGGCCAGCCTCTTTATTTCGTCAGATTTTAGGCGCTAAAAGGCCCACACGGGAAACATACTAACACAAACGTTGTTTCGTTGTCAACCTAAAGCACCTCTAAAAAGTGTAGACCTTGGTTGTAAACTTCTTCCGGCACCCGTCGTGCGAACCGGTGCGTCATGCGTCGCGCTTTCGATGAGGGTTGGTTGTAAATCGCCACGGTGGTGAACTCCTGATGCTCATCATCGGTGGCGTATCCGCGAAAGGTCATCGCCCATTCCGTCTCTCGTCGCTGATCGCCATGCCCGCCGCGTGACTCGGAGAGATTGACGGCACGGCAGCCGCGAATGTCGAGAATCAGAAAAGCCAGTCCCCAAAGTTCCAGCACCTCGCTGTCGGTCATGGCTTGCCACCT